TCCGCCAACACCGCAACCGCACCCGTCACCTTGACGCCTGACGGCATAAGTAGCCATACTTACCTCATAATGCCTGTTCAAGTCAGAAGCTAATGGCCAAAAAGTGCACAAACACAGAAGCAGATCAGCGGGTAAATGCCGTCTACGATCTGCTTTTGCGTGCACATAGTAGAACACAAATTATTCGATTTGCTTCGGAATCTTGGGGCGTAGGTGATCGCCAAACTGAACATTACATGGCGCGTGCGCGTCAATTAATGGCGCTTGATGCTGAACTTGAACGCCCGCAATGGTTGACTGCTGCTATTGCACGTCTTCAAGATTACGAACGCGAAGCACGTGAAAAAGGCAACTTAGGTATTGCAATTAAAGCCTTAGAAGACCAAGCCAAGCTATTGCAGTTTCCAATGACATGACACTTTTGGCTGGCATTTGCGAGCCCGGCAGGTTGTTGGCGTTCATGCAGTCAACAACACAAGAAGACACCGCAGCAACGTTAGAACGCATCCGCGCTGATTTGCATCCAGGCCAGCTTGCGTTTGTTAATGACCAAACCACCAGCATCCTTGGCGTGTCTGCTGGCTACGGCGCAGGCAAGACCAGAGCGCTATGCGCAAAGGCCGTTCACCTTGCCATGGCAAATCAAAGCTTTATTGGTGTGGTAATGGAGCCCACGGGTCCGCTAATCCGGGACATTTGGCAGAATGATTTTGATGATTTTTTAGAAACCTACGACATTCCATATACATTTAGGGCATCACCATTGCCTGAATACAATCTCCATTTGCCGGGTGGTGATACCAAAATCCTATGCCGTAGCTTTGAGAACTGGACACGCATCATCGGCATTAACGGCGCATGGATACTGGCCGATGAGATCGACACCGTAGCGCCCAGCATCGCCAATAAGGCATTCCCCAAGATCCTTGGCCGCTTACGTGCAGGTAATGTGCGGCAGTTTGCGGCGGCATCCACACCAGAAGGTTTTAGATGGATGTGGCAAACATTCGCCAGTGAAGACAGTAAAGGCCGCACGGATCGAAAGCTGATCCGAATGCGCACTGCTGATAACCCGCATTTACCGCCGGACTTTATTGAGCGGATGCAGGCCAACTATGACCCGCAACTGCTCAAGGCTTACCTAGATGGCGAGTTTGTAAATCTAACCACCGGCCAAGTGTATGACCGCTTTGATCGTGCCAACCATGTGGCTGACATCACTGCACCTGACAGCCGTGAACCGTTGCGCATCGGCGTTGACTTCAACGTTGGCAATATGTCGGCAGTGATCGCATATCGCAATGGCAAAACACTACACGTATTTGATGAGATCAGCGGCGCCAATGACACTGACGCATTAGCAGCCGCCATCAAAAGCCGTTACCCAGACCATCGCCTTTATGTGTACCCAGATGCCAGTGGCGGCAACCGCAGCACCAATGCAACCCAAACCGATATTGCCATCCTTGAGAGCTACGGCATGTCCAACCAATCACCACGCGCCAACCCACCGGTGCGCGACCGCGTAGCAGCAGTGCAGGCGCTACTGGAGAACGGCAAAGGTGAGGTGCGTTTACACATCGCCGCATCATGTGTAAAGCTTATTGAATGCCTAGAACTGCAAAGCTATACAGAACGCGGTGAACCTGATAAAGACCAAGGCTATGACCACATGAACGACGCCATCGGTTATCTCATCTGGCGTGAGTTCAACCCCCTGCACGCTAGAGCAGGCCGTGGCACAGGAGTTAGATTGTATTGACACCATAAGCCGCTGCAATGTATAGCCTGCCGTCTGCATATGATTTCCAAACGGCAAGTAGGCGCGTTGCTGCAGTCAATGATCCCAACGGCGCATGGTACTCACAGCAACCGCATTGGATCCTGATCGAGGATCTCATGCAAGGCACCTACGGGATGCGGCGCAAGCATCGCCGTTACCTACCGCAGGAACCTAGGGAGCAGGATGAGTCCTACGACAACCGCCTAGCGCGTAGTGTGGTCCCGCCGTACTACCAACGCCTTGAACGGATGCTGGCCGGGATGCTAACTCGCAAGCCCGTTCGGTTGAATGATCTGCAAGACGTGATCCAGGAACAATTATTTAATGTAGATTTACAGGGCAACGACCTAAACGTATGGACCTATGAAACCACACGTAAAATGGTCCGTTATGGTCACATCGGCATTTTAGTTGATGCGCCCAAAGACACTGGCCGCCCTTACTGGGTTACATACACGCCACGCGACATCCTAGGCTGGCGCACTGAAGGCAACGACCTAATTCAGCTACGGCTACAAGAAACAATTGTCGTGCCTGATGGTGAGTACGGCGAGAAGACAATCGAGCAGGTGCGGGTGCTAACACCTGGCGCATATGAACTGCATCAGCGTGATGAGAAGAGCAGTTGGAAGATTGTGGATGAAGGCAACACAAGTTTAGATAAGATCCCATTCAGCATTGCATATGCCAACCGCGTTGGCTTTATGGAATCAAGGCCACCATTGGAAGATATTGCAGAGCTAAACCTTAAGACTTATCAAATCCAGTCAGATCTAGATAACCAGCTTCATATCTCAGCGGTGCCGATGCTGGCCTTCTACGGTTTTCCATCAGCGGCGGAAGAGGTATCAGCAGGCCCCGGCGAAGCAATTGCGTTCCCTGCTGAAGGCCGCGCCGAATACATTGAACCAGCAGGCCGTAGCTTTGATTTTCAATTCCGCAGGCTGGAGCAAATCGCATCACAAATCAATGAACTTGGCCTATCAGCCGTGCTAGGCCAGAAGCTATCAGCCGAAACCGCTGCGGCTAAGACCATCGACCGCAGCCAAGGCGACAGCACTATGATGGTGATTGCGCAGAATATGCAAGATATGATCGACAATTGCCTGCAGTTTCATGCTCAATATCTCAACACACCACAGGCCGGTAGCTGCCTAATAAATCGGGATTTCCTTGGCGCAAGGCTTGACCCTGCAGATGTAAGCAGTTTGCTCCAGCTTTATACAGCAGGCACCATCACGCAAGAAACACTGCTGCAACAACTGGCCGATGGCGAAGTGTTGGGCGATGACTTCGACGTGCAGCAGGAGATTGACGCTACGGCAAATGCTGGCCTATGACAACACCATCAGCGCTATATCGCAACGCAATCGACCTAAACCGTTACAGCAACAGTGTTGCCAAGCGTATTGTCAGCGCATATAACGACATCATTATTGATGCTGCAAATCAACTGCGCGTCATAAATGACTTAACGGCACCAGCCAAGGCTGCACGGTTGCGTGGCATCCTTGCGCAGCTTAAAGACTCACTAGCCACATGGGCAGGCGACAGCACGGTCACCACTGCAAGTGAACTGCAAGGCCTAGCTGAATTGCAATCGGAATTTGTCACTGAGCAATTGCGTAAGGTGTTGCCAGCCGGTGCCCGTGATGCAGTAAACACCATTGAGATAAGCCCACAATTTGCGCAGTCTGTTGTTACAACTGATCCAACTCAGTTAAATGTGGTCACCCTAAGCGATGACCTATTTAAGGCAGCTTTTGGCTCACCACAAACCTATAGCCTGACCGCAGCACAAGGCACAGCAATCACGTTGCCCAATGGCGAGGTGGTAAACAAAGCATTTCGCGGTATTGCTGAATCACAGGCCGAGCAGTTTTCGCAGGTGGTACGTAATGGCCTGTTGACAGGCGAGACCACACCAGATGTAGCAAAGCGCTTGATTGGTAGGCTTGAATTTGGCCAGGCAGGCAGCGTTAGGCAAATCGCCCTTGCGGGTGGTCAAGCTACTAAGGCCGCTAACTATCAGGTGATTTCGCTGGTGCGCACCAGCATCAATCAAGTGGCAAACGAGGCAAGCCAACAGGTATATGAGGCCAACCAAGACATCACGCAGAAATATCGTTACGTCGCAACACTTGACACTCGCACAAGTGCCATATGCCGTGCACTTGACGGTCGTGAGTTTGAGTACGGCAAAGGCCCTAAGCCACCGCAGCATTTTGGCTGCCGTTCAACCACAGTGCCGGTCATCAACTATAAGGAGCTTGGCTTTGACGCACCGCCATCAGTTAGCAAAGGCAAACGCGCCAGCATGGATGGGCCAGTGCCTGCAAACACCAGCTACGGTCAATGGCTTAAAGATAAGATGCCAGGCGAGACAGAGGCAGATGTGATTAGACGGCAACAGGAAGTGCTTGGCAGCAAAGCACCCTATTTCCGTAGACTTGCTGACCAGCATGGCGCCCGTGATGCCATCGCAAAGTTAGTCCGTGATGACGGGTCAGAGCTAACCTTGGATGAGTTGCGTGGTCGCTATGGCAAAGCCTAAGGACAAGATCGCCAAGATCATGGGCGAATACAAGCGTGGCACATTAAATACCGGTAAGCCAGGCCCCGGCAAAGGTCCAAAGGTTAAAAGTCGCAAGCAAGCCATCGCAATTGCACTTAGCGAAGCTGGCAAGACCAAGAAGCCCAAGAAGGGCATGAAGTAATGGCTAAGAAGCCCGGCCTTTACGCCAAATGATCACCTATCGCGGTGAGGAATTTGAGGGGTACAACAAACCCAAGCGCACCCCAAACAATCCAAACAAGTCTCATGCCGTGCTTGCCAAAGATGGCGACACCGTTAGGTTGATCCGCTTCGGTCAGCAGGGTGTGTCTGGATCGCCACCGAGACAAGGTGAATCAGCAGCAGATAAAGCCCGCAGAGCTGCATTTAAGGCTCGCCATGCCGACAATATCGCCAAAGGAAAATTGTCTCCTGCCTATTGGGCGGATAAGGTAAAATGGTAATGTACTTTAGCCTGCGGCTAATTCATGTCTGAAGAAAATCAAACTCAGGAGCCTGCGGTGACTGAGCAACTGC